ATAGCATCACAAGCGTCAACAGTTTTTTATGTTCTTTGCTCAACTTCATATCTTATCCTATTGAAAATTCGAACTTTGCCTCTTTAGGAGCAAAACACATCATAAACGCATCAGCTAAGTTTGGACTTTTAACGCCACGTTTAGCTAAATCTTTCTTGCTCTCAACCTTGAATCTGCCAGCTAAATCGTAATCCTTTCGGGGTGTGCTTAACTCCGTTAATAACGCCTCGATATGGTCGCAATCGGATGAGATGCTTATTATTTCACTCTCATCAAACGGCAACCCTTTTGTAACCGCATTATGAGTAAGCAAAACCCTGTCGGCAACCAGCTTCCACATTTGAGCCTTTACATTCGCAAAGTAATCTTTGTTTTTAACGCCTAATTCGTACTCTTTATTAGGATTTACAACGGCACCGCCAGAATTAAATGCTTCAGTCCTGACCTCTTTGGTTGTTATTTTATTAAGTTCCTTAATGTTTGAGCCAACACCGGCACCAACACCAATGCTGTCATATCTTATTAGCGACCCAAAAAGAACAGCTTCGTTCCTCACTATCTTTGCACTCTTAACCAATTCATCCTCTTTTGCTTTCCATTGGTGTATTTTTGTAACTAATATGCCGTGCTTGTTAACAAATGCGTTCAAGTCCTCGCCACTGTCGGCAACGTCGTAGCCAGTTATCTTTTCACCGCTAACATCTATGTTTAATTTTTTGTGAGCATCGATGCATGAATCAAGCCATGAACGTTTGATTATAACATCCTCATCATCCTGTCGTGGAAAGCCTTCGTAAACGTGCAAATACTTATCGTAATCGGTTGTCTTCATGTCCTCAATAGTCTGCTTACTCACCTCCGACAAAAAAGGGTTTTCATCATAGTTTATTTTCCTAACTATTGCATTATGAGGAGGATTTTTTACGAACTTAGTATAAACAAAATCGGTTGCTAAACGTGGGTTGAAAATCAACCAAATCTCTGAATGATCTTTCCTAACTGTCGGTTCTAATATATCCCATGTCGATTCAGACAAGTTGTGACTCTCTTCATTCCATAAAATATCAATACCCTCATAAGATTTTACCTCCTCGATATTTCTCGCCAAACCTAAAAAATTGAACTCTGAGCCAGTCCTATCATTTATGATTTTATTCTTCAAAATAGTGTATTCCTTTGAAAAGCCAAACCTATCAATCTGGTCGGCTATCAGCGTATAAACAGAATCTTCAATCCTGTTTTGAAACATACGGGTACACAAGAATTTAAGTTTAAATGAACTTGCTAACCTGATAGCATGAGCCGCCGCATCCCAAGACTTGGAGCTATCCCTGCCACCGTATAAAATCTTAAATCTTGACGGTGTAAGCCAAAAGTCCTTTAAATTAGGATTCATTATTGCAACGTCTTTAACCATGCTTTAATTTTAAATGTTAGTCATTGGTCGTATTAGCCTCATACCCATTCCTGTTTTTATTGTACCAGTCATCAAGGGTTTTTGGCGTGGATATAGTCATATTTGATAATACTTCGCTTTTAGTCGGTGCATTGTAGCCGAGCATGTTGTTTATTGAATCAAGTGATTTCTGTTTGTCCGCCGTCTTCTCCTCATCATTGAAGGCTATCTTTTCATGTTCTTTCAAAACCCTTAAAGCGGACAATTGAGCCGTCTCTGCAAGGTTATCTTGCATATACCTGATACGTGCCTGTATGTTAGGAATTGTCAATAAATAACTGCCCATTTGTCTTGAAGATGATTCGCTATATCCAGCATTTATAGCAGCCTTTGAAGCGTTAAGATGCAACACATATTCATAGCAAAACTTCTCTTGCCTATCAGTGAGTTTTGCCATCTCCTCCATATGTTGTTGCTCATCCGTCTTTTTCATGCGCCAAACATAAGGTTTTTAAATTAATAAACCAAATAAATGCAAACTATTTTTTTTAATTATTTTCAGGTTAGAGCGTTTATTTTTTTAGGTTATGCGCTGTAATGTACTACAGTAAACGGTTTCAGCGTTTTTCGGGTATCAAGAATATTTTATTCTGGTAAAAAATTATTTTCTAAAAATAAAAATAATTCGGTTAACTGGTTATCATTTAGATTGTTACGAGCGAAAAGATATACCAATTATTATTTTATTTTATTTCATAAAACTATATAGAGAATTGTATATATATAGTTATATATAATATTTTAATAATAATAATAATATATATAGTAATATAGTGATTATTAAGTAGTTATGAGTGTTTTTTAACTATTATTTTATTTTATACTTTATAATTAACTTTAGATAGATTTCATTTTAATTCCATGAAGTAACACTTTATAAACCTGATGCAACACCATGACACACAAACAAATACACTGAGGCAAAACAAAACCAACTAACCTAAACCTTGACACTCACAACCTCGAAAAAAATTATTTTTACCCGCAAAAACACCGAAAAACCGTAGTTAAAGGATATTAAAATACACGTCTATTCATATAATGGAAGTTAAATTCATGTTAACTTTTGTAAAACCAATCCTCGAAAAACGCCGTTTTTGGTTAAAATATCTTTAAAAACGATGAAAAAATGGAGAAAAGTGACCGAAAAAGTGGCAAAAATGGCGAAAAAACGGGTAAAAACAGCGAAAAATACACCAAAAACAGCGAAAAAACGGGTAAAACCAATGATAAATCAATAAAAAATCACCGAAAAATCACCGAAAAATTAGAATTAAATGCTGATACTACACGAAAAAAGGTCGATTTTAGCTAAAAAACCGACCTTTTTAATACCTCCCATTGCTTTAATTATTCTTTCTTGCTTTCAAATTATACCCTTGCTTAATAAAAGGCTTGATATAAATTAGCTCCTTTATCCATTTTCCATATTCGTCTTTTTTTGGCTGTAGTCTAAAATGTCCACGCACCCCGAACGGTTCATCTCTGACAATATTATTAAACCATCTACAATCAAGAATATTTATAGGGATATCAGTTTCATTAAAATGCGTTTCTTTTGAAGTAAGGTATCTTACTTTTTCTTTTGGCTTCACATGAATTGTTTCAACTTTTGCATAGTGCTTGAAAAGGAGTGTGTATTCAAGTATTCTTTTAGCATCAAAAATACTCTCAACTGTTGATATCGTCCTCCCCCCCACCCTGAAGCTATCTGCTATGCCATAATCCAATGAACCATCCTTATAACCTACTATGTGTGTTACAATATTTCCATCTGTAAGTGATATGAAATAACTATTCAAAGGGTCTCTAAAGTCATAAACGTATGTTAGCCCAGTATGTATATTCATCATCATTACGCCAGCTAAACCAACATCCATCAATGCAGTTTTTACATCCAATTTGTCGAACATCTTTGGATTTTTAAAAACATTCACTATAAAGTTAGAAGAAACCATTTCTACACTTCCAAACTTTAACAACTCTCCGATTCTCTCAATATTGTTTTTAAAAAAATCTTCTGCATTTGTCCAATCTGCTTTTTCATCTACAATTTTAGAATGGTGCCCATACTCCAAAGGGTTTTTCTCTGCAAATTCTTCTTTACTCATTCGCAATATATCCAATATCGGAAATTTTTTTTTATTTATTCTCATAATAAGTCTCTGTTATATTTTTTGCTAAATCGTACGCTTCGCCTAAATCTTCACATTCAAAAAGATGAAAAACACCTTTGGTTTTCCAGCAATTTTTTTTCTCCAAAAAGTCTTGAATACTCAACGCATTTTTTGAAACAAACACATCTTCTAAATCGTCTTTCGAAACCACCCAAACACATTGATTTCGTCTCATGTATGTTTTCTCATCAATAAAATCAATTATTTGAGCATGAGTGTCAAACTCATATTTTTGAATATCTCCCTTATTGCCCTCTGCCCTGATCGGATCGTAATGTAGTGTATAATTTTTACTCATAATATTAATTTTTTTAAATTTCTTTTAAATCAAACGCCTCTGATATTTCACTCAAAATACCACTCAATTACACCCTCAAATTCCTCTATATTATCAATAAACCTATGCGAGTACCCCAAAAATTTCGCCCAAAATAACTGCTCATCTGATGCA